CCAACAAAAAGAACAAGAAACTCAAAAGCACCAAGAGCTTACTGAGTTTTGGAATGGAGTAGCAGATACTATTGAGGAATCGAGAGAATTTGCAGGGTTACGAGTAACGGAAAAGGACAAAGGTGCTTTTTTCCAATACTTATCATCTCCAGTGAACCAAGAGGGGCACACCCAGCGTGATATTGATCACGAGGGAGCTGACATGGACACTAAGTTGGCTATAGATTATTTAATGTATAAAGGTTTCGACCTAGACGGCATTATTGACACTAAAGCAAGATCAAAAAGTGTTCGCAATCTTAAAGATAGAATCGTAGCAAACGAGTCTAGCGTTAAGAGTGCACGTAGAGCTTCCAAACGTACGAGAAATGTAGATCTTGAGGATCTAGATCTTTCGCTTTAATAATGGCAATCAACTAATAAATAGTATTGTATAAACAAATAATAATTAAGAAATGAACGGAACGAACATTACTGTGCAGAAGAATTTTTATAATGACGCACAAATGACAGACATGAATAGTCTGTCCAATGCTCTGTTGTCGAAGCCAACTGAGCTTTCACCGATCATCACTCACTTAGCTGGAAAAGACGACAAACGTTTCCCACTATCTTTCTTAACTGAAGGTGTTGGTAACACAAAGTCTATTGACCGCTTAGAGTATGAATATCGTGTAAAAACTCACTCGTTGAAAACTCGACCAGTAGCAGTTACCAGCAGTGGTACCAATTTAGGACTGGGAGGTAGTACTTTTTACCTCACTTTCCCTGATAAATGGTTTGTAGCCTCTTACGTTGTTGTAAACAGCGTAGGTGAGCAAGCAAGAATTATGGCAGAACCAGTACAAGATGGTTCTAACTGGAAGTACACACTTCAGTTAGTTAATCCATCTGCAACTGCGTCACTAACGACTGGTCAAACAGCTGGAGACCTTTGGGCTCAGATGTATGCACCTGTAGGAGTAGACTTCTCTAGAGGCAATGCTTCTAACTGGGAGACTCCAGGTAAAGTGCGTAACAAGATTGGTACTGTACGTAAGTCTTACCATATGTCTGGTAACGCTAAAGATTTCGTAGCTGAGTTTACATTACCAACAAAAGGAGGTAAGACTACTAAGCTATGGATGGACTACGAGGAGTACACACACATGCTCAACTTCAAGGAAGAGTGTGAGATGTACTACTGGTACGGCCAAAAGACTTATGATGCAAAAGGTCAAACTCAAATGAAGGATGAGAACGGACAGCCAGTGGTTGTTGGTCCTGGACTTCTAGAGCAGATCATCAATCGTGATACTTACTCAGTAATGACTGAGAATAAGTTAAAGAACATAATTGGTGACTTATTCTATGGTATGACTGATGCAGCTAAGAAGCAAGTAACTCTATACACCGGAACTGGTGGAGCTCGTGAATTTGACGAGGCTCTAAAGAATCACTTCGGTGGCTCATCTAATTCTTGGAAAGTTGGGGGAGAGAATCGATTCATAACTGGATCTGGTCGCTCACTCGGTTTAACGGGTTACTTCACATCGTATGAGCACATCGACGGACACGTAGTTAACGTGGTAAAATTACCATTGTTTGATCACGGTCCTGTTGCACAAGCTCGTGCGAAGCACCCTGTCACAGGATACTCACTCGAATCTTACCGTATGGTATTTGTTGATCAGTCTAATTACGACGGTCAGAATAACTTACAAATGATCTCTAAGAAAGGTCGTGAGATGATGAGATGGTGTGTTGCTGGTTCAGTTGTTCCAAAAGGATTCGATTCGACTTCTTCTAGAGCGTCTGATGTTGACGGTGCGTCTGTACATATGTTGAAAACTGCTGGTATCGTTCTACGACGATTTGATACTTCGCTTGACATCACTTGTACAGCATCCTAAAAAGGCATTAATTTGCGTCTATATATATTGGTTTTTAATTGGGGCTGCGGGAGGTCATTCTCCCGCAGTTTTGATTAAATAAAGCGTTATTCTTCGTAACCAATTCAAAATAAAATTCTAAAAGAACTGAAAAATGAGTAAAAAAGTTTATCTAAGGTGTAAGGAGGTCATGAACCACCTGCCTAAAGAAGTAAAAGCTGAAGCTGTATTGAAGCTCAGTAGCGTATTTGTTAACCGCCAGCCACTAAAAGGATTTAGTGCAGAAGATGAAAAGAAGTACCTGGATGGTATTTTAGATGTTAGCCCAACCCATCAGGATTGGCCTAAGCATACTAAAAATTTCTGGGCAGAACTTACAGTCCCTGTTAGCTTCGTCGGTGTTGAATTAGAAATTGGCCTTGATGGCAATAAAGATCCCTTAGTAATAATGGATTATATCAAGTACAACTTTGCACTTAAACACCCGCATGTAGCGCTAACAAAGGAAGACATGGAATCTAATTTCACTAAGAGATTTTATATCCAAGATACCCAACGAGATGATGTTGTGCAGAACAATAAGATTCAGTTGAGTAAAGATGCAGACAGAGAGTTTATTAAAGTCTCGTCTAATACAAACAGTATGAAGCGTATTCTTCGACTTATGTCAGATGTTAATCCAGAGAGATTAAACTCTGAGCAAATCGAGAATAACTTATATGCTTTAAAGACTAAGGATCCGAAGAAGTTCCTACGAATTGCAACCGATAAGAACCTCGAGTTGAAAGCGGAAATAGGAGAAATGGTATCTGCAGGTGTATTACGTAAGATCGGTAATCAGGTTATCTTCATTGATGAAGTGGTCGGAGATACTACGGATAATGCAGTTGTATACCTAAAAGATAAAAAGAATTCTGGACAGCTCACAGTGATGCGAGCGAAACTAAAAGAACTAGCGTTATAGAATGAATGTAACCGAAATGCATATTGCAGTCAGCCAAGGAGTGGATAAAATCAATTCACTCCAGGCTGATATGCTATTACCTGAAGAAATCGATATAGAGCTAAATAAGTCCCAGATGAGATTTATTAATACCAAGTACGGTAAAAATAACATCTATCAAAAAGGATTTGAAGAAAGCCAAAAACGTATTGATGATTTAAGGACATTGGTAGTAGAAGCAGATTTGCCGGCTGTTTATAAGGAGCAGGCTACGTCTACTATTTGGATAGATACGGTTGTACTTCCCAATGATTATATGTATTTGGTAAATCAGAGGTCTAGAGTAGTAATAAATAATTGCGAAGCGTTATGGGATAAGGATGGGATACTCTCTTCTGAGACAGAAGTTGGATTCTTTACTATAAATCCAACTACGTTTGTTTTAGGGGATAATACTACAATAGTACAGTCTATTTTCATGTACGCAGATATAACAGATTCATCTGTTGGTCAGGCGATTGTGTGGGAAAATACAGAGGGGTATCAATACCCCCAAGATATATCTTCGGTTATAACTAGTATTTTAGCTGCAGATACACCTGGCTTTAGTACATATTGGGAAAGTTATGGGATGCTTAATTTCCCAGGTGAGATTATCATCGTAGTAGATACTAGTGTACATTCATGGTTTAACTCTATAAACGGAGCTACACCTTTAACACCACTAGTAGGAGTGGATTCTATGAATAATATTATTACGAGTTCATTGCCGGATACTTCTTTTGCTGTGTTTAATTCTACACGAGTGCCTTCTGCGTACTCTGAGACTGTTATTTCACCAAATAAATTTATACAACAAGACGATATATTTACTTTATTAGAGGATCCCTTTAATACTACAAAATATAACTTGCCTATAACTACAATTCGCCAGAACTCAATAGATATTTACACAAGTGATATATTTATAATAGATTCGGTGAAATTAACCTATTTAAAAGAACCTGCTCAGATTTCATTATCTTTGCAAGTAAGCTGTGAACTACCCGACCATTCTCATTCGGAGATCGTGGACATGGCTGTGAGTAGCATTCTAGAGAGCATTGCTGATACTAGATATGCAACTCATCAAAAAGAGGTAATAAAAAATGAGTAGAGATACTCGAAAACATAAGAAAAAATGAGACAATTACTTGTCGGAAAAAATGTAGCAGCTGCGGCTGCTGGCGCCGTAAATTTCTACGGAAGAGATGCTAACGGAGTAGACAAACTTTTAACTACTGCCTTAATGGGCGCCTTAAAGGCGAACGATGAATTCAGAGTTAAAATTGTTGGGTCAGATGTTAAATCTGCATGGATGAAGAAAGGTGATGTAACAGTCAGCTCTTCTACTGCTATTGGGGCAGCTCAAACAGCACAATCAATAGCTTTAACATTCGTTAATACTACTGCTGCAGATTTAGTTACAGTGAAGTTTATTGAAACTGCTGCTGGGTATGAACCTTTTGTACGAAAGTCATATGAAGTTGCTGGAAATGCTATAGGTACTAACTTACGTGCTGCAATTGTTGCTGATCCTGTAGATTTTATTGCTAGTTCAAGTACTGCAAGTGCAACAACTTGCACAGTTGTAGGTACAAAATACGCAGGAGGCGATGCTGGATTAACTAACATCCAAATTGCATTTGATGCAAATGGATCGGCTGCTACAGCCTCCGTGGTTAATACTGTTGCGGTGAAAGGAGTTGGTGACCCATATTTCTTAGCGGATGTAGAAAAGTCTTTATTAGGATCAGGTTTAGCTGATTACTACAGAGCTACTTATCTACCACAAGCTAATGATATACAGGTTATTACTACTGGATTCGCTTACGGACTCTATAACTTATCTTGGAAGAACTCTTCAGCTGGCCAGATTAATGGTGTAGATAATGTGCGAGAAATCATCATCGCTGAGGCCAATAGCGCTGCTTCTACTGCTGCTGCTGTTAAAGCTGCTGCAGATCTCACTAGCTTGATTGTTGCTGCTATATAGTAGTACTTAATACCTTAGGTTAACGGGGGGTGATAAGCCCCCCATTATCCTTTCTTAAAAATATTTAAATATGAGCTTAACTGCTGTACTTACCCCTGATTGTAAATATATAGCTATTGGAGCTACTGGAGCTACTGGTGAGGCTGTCTTGTCTTCTGAAATAGTTATTTCATCCGTCGTTGGATCTGTTCTTATAACAACTGCGTTTACCTTTTCAGGAATCGGTGCTTCTCATACTTTATCTATCCCATTAGTTGCAAGTAGTTATGGTGTGTTTAAGGTTGAACTTAAACAAAATAGCATTCTAATAGCTTCTACAGCTGTAGTATCACATTGTGATGTAGACTGCTGCTTAGCAACCCTTACAAATAGTCTGCTAGATTGTTCGTGTGAATGCACTACGTGCGCACCGTCTCTAGCTAAGGCTCAAAAGGTCTTCTTACTGATTAAATCAGCTGAAGACGCTGCTCTTTCTTACGATGGATCAAGTAGCACTTATTTAACCGACGCGCATAACAAATATAAAAAAGCAGTTGCACTCTGTAATTTGAGTTGTGGTTGTGGCTGCTAATCTATGTCAGCACACTACACCATAGGATGCACTGACCCTGGAGCAAGTAACTTTAATAGTTCTGCAACTATTGATGATGGCTCATGTGTATATGTTTCTTCTACTTGTATACCTGTCTCTATACCTACTACTATTACTAAAGTTAGTAACTGTATGAGAGATGGAGGAACTAGATTTCTATTAAAATTACAGACGGGTATTACCGATACGTGCTCTGATATAAATCTCTGGAAAATGATTTTGGTACAATACTTACTCTCTAAGAAAGGGTTAGCATGTATCTATAACTGTCAGGACTTAGATACCCCTGCAGCATCAAGTTCAAGTGCTTACACTGTGAACCATCTAAATAAATTTATTAACTTTATAGACCAGCAGTGTGATGACTGCGGGTTAAACGCTCCGACATTAAAACATGGAGCTTCGTCGATTAACACTGTACCTATCGTATCTTCCACACCTACTACAACTGTTGATGGAGAGACAATTTTAGTTAACGGCGTAATAATTACATATTAAAATGGCAGAAATAAAAGATTTAACCGTATTACCGAAAGGATCCGTAACCAATAATCATACCCTACTGGCTGTTGACTCTGTAGCTAACGTCCCGTATCAATTTACATTGAATGGACTATTTCCCACCGTGTCAACTGTTGGTGTAGGCGGACATACTCTCTACAACTCTCCTACTCTGACTGCTCAAAACAATATCCCGTTCAAGGGTATAAAAGGTAGTAACGCTAAACTAACTGTTACTACAGCAGAGAGTAATCTTTTGCTTACTCTGGTAGAAGCACAGATTGATCTTGATAACTGCAGTAACTCAACTGCCCTCTTTTTAAAGACTGTAAATTTAGCAACTAACGTAGGTGAAACCGTATTAGGGGTGACCAACGGAGGTACAGGATTATCTACAATAGCGAAGGGTGGAATGCTATATGCAAGTGGTGCAAACACTATAGCTGCTTTAGCAGCACCAAGCGACGGACAACTTTTAATCGGGGACACAGGTGGAGTACCTCAGTGGGCTACACTGGCTGCCGGATCTAATATTAGCCTTACGCCGAGTGCGGGCGGTCTTACAATAGCATCAACCTTAGCTACATTGACAGCTAATTTGGATGCGGCAAATTACAATATTGACTTAGGAACAGGTTGGATTTCAGGAGACGGCACTAATGAAGGCCTTAGGGTAGATACTTCAGGTAAGGTATTTATAGGGCAATCGGCCCCTTCCGCAACCTTTTCTGAGACTTTAAATATTGCCGGTAATATATCCTTTCCTTCTAATGTTAGTCCCATGCTTAAACCGGTAGCTGCTACGAGCTCTTCTAGTGGGGGGACTGTGAATATTGAAGGTGGAGGCAGCGTGGGCGGAGTCGCAGGAAATGTTGCCTTAGCTGGTGGAGATTCAAGTGGGACCGGAAACGCAGGAAACGTCATGATAAATGGCGGTACTTCAAGCGGTGCAGGGGCGGATGGAAATATTAACCTTTCAGTAGGAAGTAAGTCTGGAGCACTTGTTGTAACTAATACTGGACATACTCAACTAGGCGGAAATCTAGTTATAAATGACGCTACTGACGGGATTAACTACCCATCTAAAGTTACAGTCATTCAGCTTACTAGTCATGCTACAGGCGTCACTGCAAACAGTACAGCTGGAACTATACAGTTAGCAAATGTAAGCTTGGCGGCGCATACAGCTGTTAAGTTTGTTCTTACTAATAGTACTATAGCTACAACCTCTTTGGTTCACTTAAGTTTAGAGCTAAACTCTAATACACCAGCAGCCAATTCGTTTTTGTCAGTAGCTTCGGGGAGACCGACTGGTGGCTCTACAAACATACATCTATTTAATCCTGGATCCGGTTCAATAGCTAGTAATATCTGGAAAGTACACTTTACAATACATAATGTTTGAGTTTAATTAAAATATATATATAATGACAACGGTTAATGCAAAAAAAGGAGAGTTAGTAGAGCTAGTAAATGGCCTATTCTCCGTAAAAGATTTAAAAGGTAAGACGTTTGGTCTTGCTGTAGGTAAAAACATTAAAGTTCTTATGGCAGAATTAAAGCCGCTAGAGGATTTAAGCGCTCCATCTGAGAAGTTTGTTGAGTTAGCTAAAGAGATACACGCTATTGCAAATGCAGATACGGAAGAGTCTCAAGCTAAGATCGATAAACTGGAAGAGGAGAACAAAGAAATAGTTGAGACTAGGAAATCTCAATTAGATGTTTTAAAAGCAGCTATGGAAGAAGACTCTTCTGTAGAGCTTCATACCGTACCCGAAGAAGATCTGCCGGAAGATATTACAGCAGATCAAATTAATAATATTGATAAAATTATAATATAATGGCTATTAGAACAAGGCAAGAACAGTTACTAGACAATTTAAATACCACAGGCAGAGTTACACTTAACAATGGGTTTGGTCAATTAGGATCAATCTTAGTAAAAGGTACAACTGATGTCACTAGTAGTGGTGTAATAGCAGGAGCCGTGTTTGTATCACTTACATTTATAGAAGACACTGTGTTTAGTTCACTCGATGCAGGGTTGATACCTGAAATTGCAGGATTATTTCCAACGTCAGCTGATGCAGCTAAAGGAACTGGAATAGATGCTGATGCGGGTGGGAATACAGATAATGTTTCATTCCCAGCAGGATTAACTATTCATGGACGATGGACAGGATTTAAATTAGCTTCTGGTAAAATTATTGCTTATATTAATTACTAATGTTAGGTTTAGGATCAAGCAATTTATCCCAAGGCGTAGTACAATCTGCTCTAGGTAAATTAATCAGCAGAATTGCTGGGAGATCCACCTATTCAGAAAATAAAAGTGATTCTAAATCTACTATTCTAGACATCTCTAAAGGGGATATTTTAGACAAAGCCGCTATACTGTTAACTCCAACGAGTTACAGTGATGGGAATATGCACAGTGTGCAAAGCTACACTGGCGAGGAGATAGTAGCTAACGGTGGGTTTGACACTTCCATTGCTTTAGGCGCTACTGGAAGTGGGTGGGGATTAGCAGTTACCGGCGGTTCCACTATAACTTATAGTAATGGAGGGCTCAAATTCACCCAAGGGGCTGTAGCGGGTCTTTGTGCGGCGATTCAGTACACTGCGGAACATTCACCTCAAACTATGAAAGACAAACACCGTTATAAAGTAACTTATAATGTTACATCGGTTGTTGGAACTCCAGTCCTTGAGATGTTTGTAGGGTCATACACTCCCGGAGCGACAGCTGGTGGGCTTCTAAACGTCGGAAGCACTGTGGGAACACATACTTTTACATGGACCCATCAAGCCACACTTGCATCGTTTAGAAACGACGCACTCTCTACTTCAATAACAATTGACAACGTATCAGTAAAAGAAGTCCCCGCTGATTTCATATTCACCCGAGATTCTAGTGCTACACGCGTAGGACCAAACGGGTTATTGCAAGACATGCAAGATGTAGTTGGGGAAAGTGAACTTATTTTAAACGGGGATTTTAGTGATACATCAAGTAATATATTACTTAACGCAGATTTCTCTGACTCTTCCCCTGCTTCACAAACTGGTTTGGATGGCGGATTACAATTTGCTGAGTGGTATGAGAATCCTTACGCTACTTATGGTTTAAAAAGGTTTGAAGCTATAGAAGGGGGTATTAGATGTACCATAACGCAGCAGTTTACAGGTCCAACTTGGCACCAAAGGATATATCAATATATAGGTGAGTCTGGCGGTATACTTGAAATAGGGAAATCCTTCCGCTTTAGAGCTAAAGTTAGATGCTCGGTAGCTCAATCTAATTTCAAGGTTGCTATAGAAACAACTTGGGGAAACGTAGATCAAATCTCACCTGAAAGTTACAGCCTTAATGCTGGAGAGTGGGTAGAGGCAGATATATATTTTAGATGTACGGCTATAAATGATCCCGCAGGTTCAGCTACTAATGTCTCAGGTTCTGATAGAAACCTAGCTCTTATCTTTATGCCTAACACACTGATCCCTACTGGAGGATTTTACGAAATTAAAGATCTATCTATAGAAAGGCTTGACCCAAACAATAGATGGACACCAAACACGGGTTGGAGTATTGGGGAAAATGAAGCGATTTACGATGGCGGAAGTCCTGGATCGCCACAAAGAATAATGCAAAACCTTACTACTATAGCTACCAACACTTATAAACTCAGGTTTAAAGTTGATGCGGTTGGGGGGACATCTGCTATACCTGTGTATTTTGGTGACGGGGACCCTGTCCATCAAGCGCCTCTTTCTACAGGGTACCATACTTTTTACACAGCCGCTTTTGATACTACTTCCACACTGAGTATATACTCTCCACAAGGGCAAACTCTCACAGTGTCTGATATATCGATAACAGATATAACCCTAGCTGACGACCTAGACATACCAAGAATAAGTTACGATAAAGACGGTTTGAACGGACATATATTACTTGAGCCTACTAGGACGAATTTAGTTACTTACTCTGAAGATTTTACAGATTATTATACTTTAGCAGCTTCCCTTGCGTACGATGCTTCTATAATTGCCCCAGATGGTACAGCAGGTGTGTGGCAATTATTATCTAACGAAGTTGAAACGGCTCATTATATGAGGCCTATTAATTCTCAAGAAAATTATGAGTTTTTGTGGGGGGAGCAATATACTTTTAGCGTTTACGTTAAAGCTAACGCTCATGATCATATTAGACTTATGATACAAACTGCTGGTGGAGGAGGAGCTAGTGGAACAGCTTCAGTATATGCTTCCGCTTATTATGATCTTGTAAACAATAAAATTCCAGCTGGGGAGCAAGTTCTAAGAACGTTAGATGCTGTTATAGAAGATGTTGGTGGTGGATGGAAAAGATGCTCATTAAAAGGGATTTTTAATCTTAATAACGCAGGTACTTTCAAAATGTCAGGTACAATAAACGGTCAATTAGATGCAGGTGAGTCTACTACTGTGGTTTTAGATGAATCTATGAATTTTGGAACAATAAACGACAATACTACTCTAACAGCTGGGTGTAAGATGTATACTAATACAGGTGCTAACCCTACCCTTATTGGGACTGTAACCAATATTTCAGGAACAAGTGTTACTCTAGCTGCTGCAAATGCAGTTGAATGTGTTGATGGTGCTACAATTTATTTTTCTACCTTAGGGGGGATAAGAATACAAATTGCAGGTAACCTTGCAACTGGACCTGGTTATGGTAATAAATCTCCTCTTGCTGGCGGATGTTACTTTTGGGGAGTTCAGTTTGAGAAAGGAAATTATGTTTCTTCGTATATACCAACTCTTGTGGGTTCAACTGTAACACGGGATGCAGAACTTTTAAATGGTTCTGGAAACTCATCACTTATAACTAATACTGAGGGTGTTTTATATGCTGAAATAGCTAATTTTGGGAGAAGGACTAATACAAAATCTCATATTTCTTTAAGCAACTTAACAGCTAATTCTATAGACGATTCTGTTGTGATTGGTTTTAATGCAACTAATGATGATGACGGTGATCTACCAGGGAAGTTCTATGCTAGAATAGAAGAAGGAGGAGGGGATAAGGCTACGTGGAGTGGCACAGATGCTTCGGATGGGGTTGCTCTTAATGGATCAGTAACATATAGTTCAAGTGGTTCAAATCCATATTTTGGTTTCTTAACTCCTGTTTATCATAAAGTAGCTTTACAATATAAAACAGGCGATAGCAAATTATATGTTAATGGGTCTGACGTTGGTGCTGCAACAACTGGTAATATAACTAACTCGTTTACGTTTAGCCCTATATTAGATAGCTTAGCAGGAGCTCAACGAGCAGTGGGAGCTACAAATCCTTTTTATGGGAGAATAAAATGCATAGCGTATTTTGATGAAGTCTTAACAGATGAGGAATTAGAAGCTTTAACAGGAGACAGTTACAACAGCTTTAGTGAGCTTGTAGCTGCTAACGGATATACAATACAATAATGAGCGACGCAACAGTAAAATTAGGTAACGGAAACTGGGCTACTAAAGAGAACAATCTTTTAGCTTATAAGCAAGTTGGGGGTAAATACCTTAACACGGAGTTTACCGTTGCTAGAGGCACTGACGCTACGTATGTAGGTAGAGATGGTTTAATTAAGCAGATGTCAGATTCCTCGTTTGACCTTGTCACGAACGGAGATTTTAGCGCGGCGGGTATCAACCTTGTCACAAATCCAAACTTTACGGATTTACCACTCGGTGCGGATTGGAATTCAATAGATGGAGATATTGACACCTATAACGAAAACGGGGTAACAATAACAAGTATAAATACTGACTCATTTAATCGATTGTATCAAGGTTTAGTTACTGATGATGGAAAGTCTTATAAAGTAACGTACACAATACACGCAACTTCATATTCTACGGGAACAGTTGCACAATATTATGATGGAGATACTTATAACGCTTT